GTGGGCGCGTGCTGGTTGACCTTATCCCGAAGATCTACACGAACGATCGTGTCGTCCGTGTGTTGGGAATCGATGGCAGCGCAAAGCCGGTGAAGCTCGGTGAAGCGGATGAAACCGGCAAGATTTATGATCTGTCGGCCGGTAAATACGACGTGGCGGTGAAGTCCGGTCCCGGATACGCCACGCAGCGGGAAGAGACCCGCACCGAACTGGTCGAGATCATGCGTGCGCTGCCGGAAAGTGTCAAAGTCCTCGGCCCGATGTATCTTCGGGCCTGCGATTGGCCCGGCGCTGATGACGCGGCCGATCGCCTGGAAGGCAAGCAGCCCGGCGAGGAGGATGTCCCACCCGCTGTGCGTATGCAGATGCAGCAGATGCAGCAGGTCATCCAGCAGGGCGGTGCGAAGTTGCAGGAACTGACCAGCGAGAACGAAGCCCTCAAGTCTGAGCGCGAACTCAAGCTGATGGAATTGCAAATCAAGAACAAGGAGGCCGACACGAAGGCGGCAGAAGCGAGGGCTCGTGTCATCAGCACGATGATCGAAGCCAATCGCCCGCAGCCTATGCCGGTTCCACAGCAATCCGAACCATCGCCATACGGGATGGCCGGATAACCCCGCGTCGTGAGACGCTCAACCCCATAGATGGACGCAAATCTGATGAGTGAAACGACCAATCCGGGCGGCGAGGCCGCTGCGGAAGTCGTGACCGTGCCTGCCGAGCAGGACTTTCGCGACTTCGAAACCTCACTGACGGCCGAAAAGCCCGAAGAGGAGGCGGTAGACGAAGCAACTGACTTTGCTGACACCGACACGCCGGAAGCTGAGGCCCCGGCATCGGAAGATGACAGCGACGAGGACTTCGAGGAAATCGAGCACAAGGGCAAGAAATACAAGGTGCCGAAGGGCGCCGCCCTGATGCAGGCGGATTACACGCGAAAGACGCAGGAAGTGGCCGAACTTCGCAAGAGGTTCGAGGCACTGACAACGCAGGCGTCGGAGATCTCGGAAGTTGAACGCACCGCGCAGGCAGGGGCCGCGCTGATTGACCAGCAACTGGCACAGTTCGATGACATCGACTGGGCCTCCTGGCGTCAGCAGGATCCTATCGCCGCGATGCAGGCCCAGATGGATTTGCAGACGCTCCAGCAGCAGAAGGCCGAGCTTGCGGGCCGATACACAGCAGCGCAGAGCCGGCGGCTCGCACTGGCGCAGCAGGAATCTGCCACGCGCCTCGCGGAAGGCCAGAAGGTTCTGGTAGAGAAAATCCCCGACTGGGGGCCGACCAAGCAGCGTGAAATCGTGCAACATGCCATGGAAAACTATGGCCTGACCGCTGAAGACCTAGCCGAGATCGATGATCCGCGCGCAGTCCTCATCATGCATGATGCGATGCAGTTTGCCACCCAGCGCAAGAAGCAACAGGTCACGGAAAAGGTCGTGGCGCAGCAGCAGATCAAGCCGGTTCAGACGCTCAGAGGCAACCAGGGTCGCCAGACCCCGCGCGCCGATACGAACGACTTCCTGGCATTTGAGAAGCTGGCAAACGCCAAGATCAAGCGCCGCTGATCACCACAGAACCCTCGGGTCTCACGTCGCGATGACGTCGGTTTCCCTTAGATGGACATTTTTTTATGGCAAATGCACTTCTCTCCCCGAAGGTGTACGCAAACACCTTCCTCGCCCTCCTCAAGAACAATCTGGTCATGCCGAAGCTGGTGACCACGGAATTCAAGAACGAGTTCAAGAAGGTCGGCAACACGGTCTACGTCAAGCGCGTGCCCGAGTTCACTGTCCGCGATGGCGCCGTTGCATCCGTGCAGGATGTGGTCGAGGGCGAAATCGCCGTGTCGATCGACAAGCAGAAGGGTGTGGACGTCGAGTTCACCTCTGTCGAGGAAACGCTGACCGTCGATAGCCTGCTGAACAGCAAGATCATGCAGGCGAAGGCGGCCGCTCTGGCCCAGCAGGTGGACAGCGACTTGCACGCGCTGACCAAGAAGTTCTACAATTGGGTCGGCACACCTGGTCAGGCGATCAACAGCTATGCGGACCTGACCAAGGCCCCGCAGCGCCTCGACGAGATGGGCGTCCCCACGGACGGCCGTGTCGGCATCCTCAACCCCAGCGATGCCTGGGCGATGCTGGGCAATCTCTCCGGCCTGTACGCGCAGTCCAAGGAAGCAACCGACGCCCTGACGCGGGCCAAGCTGCCGATGATGGGCAACATTGACTGGTACACCACCCAGAACGCCGGCTCGGTCACCACCGGTACGCGCTCTGGCGACTGCCTTGTCGATGGCGCGAACCAGAACGTCACCTACGCCTCGGTGAAGGATGGCAACTGGACGCAGAGCCTCGTGGTGGACGCGATGGGCAACGCAACGACGGCCAAGGCCGGCGAGGTGTTCACCATCAGCGGCGTCTACGCGATCAACCCGCGCAGCAAGGTCTCGACCGGCTATCTCCAGCAGTTCACGCTGGTGGATGATGCGCTGGCGAACTCGACCGCTGGCGGCCAGGCCACCCTGACCATCAGCCCGCCGATCATCACGTCTGGCCCGTTCCAGAACGTGTCCGCTGCCCCGGCAAACAACGCGCCGATCCAGTGGATGGGCGACGATACCGAAGCGAACACCGATGCCACCACCTACAACTTCGGCACGGTGTTCCGCTCGGATGCCATCGCCCTGGTTTCGGCCAAGCTGGTCATGCCGTTCACGGGCGAAGCGGATTACGCCACCGACCCCGATACCGGCATCTCGGTTCGCTACTGGCGCTCGTCGGATTCGACCAACGACACGCACATGCATCGTTTCGATATCCTCTACGGCGTCAAGATGGTCGATCCGCGCCAGGGCACGCGCCTCTGCGGCACCGCCTGACCAAGGTGGGCGGGGTTCGCGCCCCGCCCACCTACCTGGAGGATGGCATGGAAACGCTGGCATTCATCATCGGCATGGCGCTGGGCGGCACGTTCGGCATGCTGTGGAAGCACACCGCGTACCGCAATCTTCGCGCGAAATACGATCATCTGACCGACCGTGACGAGCGCGGCCGATTTGTGAAGCGGGACCGCTGATGGCAACGCTGGCTGACCTGAAGACCCGCATCGTTGCGGAACTGATGCGCGATGACCTTGACAGCGGTGGCGATCTGGAAAGCCACATGGTCTCCACGATCGGGCGTGCGTGCGAATATTACGCGGATCGCAGGTTCTGGTTCAACGCAATCGTGACGACCGTCGATACGGTTGGCGGGACGGCAACGGTGGCGATCCCTGCAACCGTGCGCCGCGTAGACCGCGTGACCATCCCCGCGCACAATGTCGAGTTGACCGAGGCGATCCTTGGCGAAGTCGATGACATCGATAGCGTCACACAGGGCCGCCCGGAGCGGTACGCCTATTACAACGATTCCTTGCGCCTATTCCGTGTTCCAGATGCCATTTACACGCTGCGCATCTATGGTGTGGCGCAGATCGCAGCGCCTGCGACCGGGACGGATACCAGCGTCTGGACGAACGAGGCGCAGGATCTGATTTGCGCGCACACGAAGGCGGCTTTGCTGCGATTTCCGTTCCGCGACCCCAATGGTGTTGCGCTGGCGATTGCCGAAGAACAGGACGCCCTCGCCCGTCTGCTGCGCGAGACCGGCAAGCGGCTCAAGTCCAACCTGCGCGGACCGGCGGATGCTCCGTGGTCGCGCAATCGCTACGATAGCTCGCTAGCCTGATGCGCCGCATACGAGCGGCGACAGGATCGCCACGATTCGCCGCAGACCTTGCCAGGGACGCGGAGCAAGCAGACGCGGCTGTTGTGGCAGCATTCAGGACGATTCGCCGGGTCTCGGCCTCTGAGGCCCTCAGCAAGTCGGATTACACGGTTCTGGTCAATGCCGTTGGCGGCGCGGTGACGGTGACGCTCCCCGCTGCGTCATCGGTCAACGGACAAACCTACATCATCAAGAAGATCGACGCCTCCGGAAATGCGGTGACGATCGACGCGGCTGGATCTGAAACGATCGACGGCGCGGCGACGAAAGCCACGACCACGCAGTGGGCCAGCTACTCCATTCAATCAGACGGCACAGGTTGGTTCATCATATGACCTACGTTCCTGAACGCATCCAATGGGATGACATCGCGGGGAAGCCCGAGACGTTCCCGCCCGAACCGCAGGCTGTGAAAGAACAGGTCGCGGTCGAAGTCGCCGCCAAGGCCGAGGAGCAGCTTGTCGCCCAGCAGGAAATCATGGGGCTGAAGATCACCAAGACGGAGGCCCGCTAGATGGCTGACAGCTATTCAACCCGCCTTCGTACCCGGCTACAAGAGACCAACGCGAACAAGAACACGTGGGGCGCCTACCTCAACACTGGCGCGCTACAACTTCTGGACGATTCAATCGCCGGCTGGGCGAATGTTGACCTGTCGTCCGCCAACGCCACACTGACCACCGGCAACGGCGTCACCGACGAGGCGCGCATGGCGGTCATCCGGGCCTATGGTTCCGGCACCACAACGCGCACAATCACGATTCCGTCGCTCGAAAAATGCTACAAGGTCAAGAACGACTACGATGGCATCGTCCTTATCAAGACCGCTGCGGGCACGGGCGTTGTCGTGCTGCCGGGGCAGTATGCAGAAGTGTGGTGCAACGCCACCGAGTGTTATCGCGCATGGGTCAATTCGTGGGGCCTCGCCTCCACGGTTTCTACAGCTTCCGGCTCCGGCAACAAGGTTGTTTCACTGGAAGTGACGGGCCAGCAGTTCACCGATGCGCGCCTGGTAGTAAACACGAGCGTTTCCGCGACCGGGTTAAATATCCAGATTAATGGCTCCGGTGGGTCTTCCGGAACAACAACGCTTTACAGTGGGTTGTCGTTTAACGGGGTTCTGGAGATACCGGGGTTTCTGTTGGACAACGGCTTCATTGAGAACGGACTTTCGACCGCATCAGGAACGGTGGCGGTCGCTCCGGTGGTCGCGGCCAACGCGCCTCGGATTCAGTGGAAGTCAACAGGCGGCATCCAGAATCTCACGATTTATGCGGACGCTGGCGCAGGTTCGTTTACTGCCGGGTCCATCAAAGTGTATCTCCGGGGATGAGAGTCCCGCTCCAAATCTCGCCGGGCCTTGTTTCCGACGAGACGACCTATTCCACGCCGGGCAACTGGGCCGATGGGGAGAACGTGCGCTTCCGCATGGGGCGCGCGGAATCCATCGGGGGGTGGGACGCATTCCACGCCAGCACGCTGACCGGCGTCTGCCGCTCGATGGTGGCGTGGATCGACAACCTCTTGCAGGTCAACGTCGCGTTCGGCACGCACTCCGGCCTCTACGTCATCAAGACCGGCGTTCTCTACGACATCACGCCTGCCGGACTGGACACAGGCGCGATCGACACAACCCTCTACGATGGCGGCTATGGTAGTGGCGGCTATGGCATGGGCGCTTATGGTGTCGGCGCGACCGAGGAAACGGCGCGTACATGGTCGCTGGGCCTTTATGGCCAGAGCCTCGTTGCGTCCCCCGCAGGTGGTGGCGTCTACCTTTGGGAGAACGATCCACTGACCCCGGCGGTGATCATCACGGACGCGCCAAGTTCATGCAGCCGCGTTGTCGTCACACCAGAGCGGCAGATTCTCGCGTTCGGCGTGACCAAGGTGGACAACACCTTCAACCCGATGGGTATCCGGGCGTCCGACATCGAAGACCCTTCCAACTGGACGCCGGCCACGGATGTCAACTCGTTCGAGACTGCGGTCGAAGGCGGCGGGTTCATCATGGACTGCCGCCTGCTGGGATCGTTCCTGCTGATCTGGACCGACAATGCGCTGTTCCTCGGTCAGTTCGTGGACAGCACCGACCAGTCCTACCGCTTCGACAAGGTGGCGTCCGGTTGCGGCCTGATCGGCCCACAAGCGGCCATCGTGGTCAACCAGACGGCCTATTGGATGACGCCGGACCTGCGGTTCTTCGCTTTCCAATATGGCGGCATCCCGACCGAGATCCCTTGCCCGATCAGCCGTGAATTTCGCGAGAACGTTGACCTGGATCAGTCCGCGAAGATCGTGGCGTCGTCGATCGGCAAGTTCAGCGAAGTCTGGTGGTTCTACCCTGACACCCGCGATGGTAACGAGAACAGCCGCTACGTCTCACTGAACGTCGGTGACCAGTCGCTGCCGTGGTCGAAAGGCCCGATCGCGCGCACGGCATTCATTGATTCAGGCCCGCTGGCGTACCCGCTGGGCGTCGATGAGGCCGGGCAGACGTACCTGCACGAGAAGGGCAACGAAGCCGATGGTGTGGCGTTGTCGTGGTTCGTGGAAAGCTCGTCACAATATCTGGGCGAAGGCGAGCGCCGCGCGTTGCTGCGGGGTGTGTGGCCAGACTTCGAGGCGCAGCAGGGTGATGTCTCACTGACAGTCAAGGTTCGCGCTTACCCGCAGGGCACAGACGCCTCGAAAGGCCCGTTCACGCTGCCTGTCGGGCGCGAGAAGAGGGATTTCATGGCTGAGGGACGCATGGTGGCGCTGCGGTTCTCTGCATCCGCCGCCCCGACCTTTGCGCGCATCGGCAAGCCATCGTTCGACGTGGAACTGCTCGGTGAGCGATGATTATTGGTCATGGCGGGATCGTCTCGCCGAAGCCAACGACCCACGTTTTTGGCCTATCGAGGCAATCGACGCTCTGGTGATCTCTGGTGAGGGGCAATTCTGGTGTGATGGCGAAAGCGCTGCCGTCACGCGTTTCAACACCTATCCTGGCGGCGCGGTTGTTTTTGAGGTCATCGCCGTAACCGGCAATCTAAGCAGCGTTTGGGGGCAGATTGCTCCTGCTGTTGAGGACTACGGGCGCTCTCAAGGATCAGAGCGAATTTACGCAACAGGCCGGCTTGGCTGGCAGCGTTCAGCGCGCATGCACGGCTGGGAGCCTCTCATGATCATCATCACGAAGGATCTGACCTGTGAAGGGTACTAAGACCAAAACCACGTCGAACGGAACCGCGACGACGACCCCAAACACGCCTGCCGCCGCGCAGCCCGCGATCAACAACTACTTCGGCAAGATCAACGGGCTGTTCGGCCTTCCTGCCGGCGATGTCGCACCTGTGCT